GTCGTGCTGGTCGTTGCTTGCACGATCGGCAGCACATCAGCGCCAGCTTGAGTCGTTGCAACGGGTAATGCGGAAATGGCAATATTTGACATGATTATCCTTAAATAAATCCACCGTGAAGAATCCAGCCAGCATCCTTGCGGCGACCGGAAACAATCACATCATCGTAACTAGCAATTTGCGCGGGTTTCATATTTGTGCGTTTGACCGTTGCCCGCGCTTGCGCTGCGAACGAGTTAATCATCGTCAGTTGCGTCTGCGAGGCTTTCCCATACATCGGGCACAGACGCTCTGCCAAACACCAGCGCAGCGCCATTGTGTAGCCCTGCGGCAGACTGATTGAGTCATACAACGTGCCGTATCGAGAGAAAACAGTGTCGGCAAACAAGTGCATCTCGCCCTGCGCGGGATTAGGCCAAACCGTTACATTGCCCAGCAGCTCGCTCGGTTGGTAATAAACCGCTTTCGGCCACGGTCCGTTCAGGCTTTTCAGTCCGATCAGATTGTATTGCTCAAGATTTAAAACGCTGACCGGATAATCCAGCCCGCCGCCGTAGATTGGCACGCCGTTGCTGGTTGTAGAAACCCGCACAAATGCAGAGTTAATCGACAGCGGTCGTTGATAATAACCAGAAATTGTTGTGCTGGTTACGGTCTGCGAGGTGCTGACAGTGTAGGTGCCAGCATAATTTATGCTGCCGCCAGCGCCAGTCCCAAACCCCGTTATCGTTGTTCCTGCTGTGACTCCAGTGCCTGTAATCGTCTGACCAAGCGTGATATATCCTGACAGCAGACCACTAGCAGCAATGGTCAACGTGGTGCCGCTGATCGAGCCGGTAAAGCTCGCACCAATAGAACCGCCTGGACCGATTGTGTATTGCGTAATGTTTTGCGTAACCGCCCAAACAATCTCGGTCTTGTAAAAGACCATCATTTGCTCGTTTGACCATTGATCGATCAAGTCGTTGAGCATGTCAAATGCGTCTTGCGCTGCATCCGCAGACGGTGATTCGCCCGCTTCCAACGCGCCGATGTCTTTAAGCGCTCGGCTTACAATATCAATCGGCTGCGTCATTTACAGTTTTCCTTCGCCTGCAGTTACTTCAAAACCTGCCGCAACGTTGCTCAAAAACCATGCGTTTGCGGGAATTCCAGAAATAACGATAGTCGAAGTTCCCGCCATGCCAAGCGTATTTGTTACCGGCGCTCCGTTAGTCGGTGCGGCTGGCGTAACACAAGTCACGGCAACATCACCGGGTGCTGGCGGTGCCCAAGAAAAATACTGATCCGTTGTTTTAAGATTACGGATTCGATAGGAAGTCGGGTTGTCGTTGTTGGTTGCTTTTATTTGAACAGAGGTAGTGCCGACAAGATGCGTCTGCCCAAACGGAGAAAATGCGGAATCGTAGGCCATGTTTTACCTTTGAAAAATAGGAACCGCCCTTGCGAACGGCTCCTCAAACAAGCAGCTTAGAACGTGCTGAAATCAGTGCCGTAGATATAAACATCAACGGTGCTCGCAGCAACAGCAGTGCCGACTTTTACAACAAACTGTTGCGTCGTCATATTTTTAGTTCCAGTTCCCGCAACAACAGTGGATTTCGTAACGTATGCCGAGCTGGTATTGCTGGTCAGCGAAGCATTGGTCACGATTTCTGTGCCGGTGCCAGCGGGACCAGTCCAGATGGCAAGAGCACCACCGGAAACGTCAGCGCTTGCATTGGTGATGACTACGTTGGTGACGTTATACGTCGCGCTGTTGATGACGTTAAAAGTAGCCGCGTCGCCAGTTGCGGCGAGTGAAACGCCCGTTGCATAACCAAGCAAACGGTACGCTTGGTTGCTGCCAAGGGATTGCGGGTGGATGGTAGTGGCCGAAGCCGGACCGGGATTTGCCATGATGAATTCCTTTAAATTGGTTTAAATGAGGCGCATTGCTGCGCCCCTGTTGATTAAGCGGCTACGCGGCAGGAAAATTCGGAATACAGCGGTGCCCAGCCATACAGCACATCTAAACGAGTCGGAATAGAATCGTTATTGATGGTGTATTGCCGAACCACACGAATGCTCATGCCCAGTTCTTTGTCGCTCGCACGACCGGCAAAATGCACACCTTCCGGCAGTTCAAGGTCAGCCATCGCAACGGTAAACGCATTGCGGTGCATAACGATGTTTTGCGGCGAAACGGTGCCGGAGCTGTTGAAGAATGTAACCGCTGAAGTTGCGCTCGTGGTCGGAATGCTGACGTTTTGGAACTGGCCAGCAGTAATCACGGCAGGCGAAACAACAACGCTAAGCGTCGTGCTGGTGCCAGCAACGGCAGTTTTCACAACGAAGTTACGCAGTTTATTCGTGCCATACGCCTGACGGTTCTGCGGGTTGACCGCATACACACCAGCGATCTGGAACGTATCGCCAGCATTCAGCGAAACCGCGCCTGTCGCGATAACTGCAATCGTCGATGTCGAAGCCCAGCCTGTCGTCAGAAAGCCAGTGGCAGTCGTGGTCGCTACCACAGCCGTTCCAGCGAACGAACCAAACGTCTGCGCTACAACGTTCTGATCCATTTTCCACTTCATACCGGCAGAATCGGTGCCCATCAAACCCTTTTCATACTGCTGGGCAATCTTTTGACTTGGCACAAACAGACCTTTCAGGCTGTCAACAATCGTCGCGCTGGTGAACGGCTCAACGATGCACGAACGACGACCATCACGCGGCGCACCTTCGCTGTCCAGATAAGCACCAGCAGTCAGGTACGTCAACAAGCTGGTCGGCGGCGTTCCGGCAGTGCCAACGATGTTCGCGGTATTGGAAACAGCCGTAACCAAACCATCGCGGTCGATCCGGTTAGCGATAGCGGCAACAGCCGGTTTCAGTACGCGGTCAGAAAACATGTCCAACGACAGCGCCAAATCCTGCGTCGTAAAGCTGGTATCAACGTGGAATTGCGTAGTCAGCGTAACGGGTACGCTCGTTTCGTTGAAATCTTCAACGTTTAGCGCCGGTCCCGTAGTGCCGATGAAACGGCCAGGACGACGAACGTTTACCGTTGCGCCGATCTTCCCGCCCACAACAGCAAATTGATCGTCGTAATTGCGATCAACTTCACCCGTAAAGGTGAGTTCATTTTCAAGCACCATCAGCGCTTCGTTCGTGATTTTACTGATAGTAAGTAGATTATTAGCCATGATTGTTTCCTAAAATTATCGGATTTTTCCTGCCAACCTCGCCTGCTTCCATGATTGGAATGTGCCGTGAAAAACTCCATCACTGTTAATCTGCACATCCATCCCACTTCCACCGCCCTGTATGGGCTTAATCGGTGCTGGCGCTTTTTGTTTCGTTGCAGCAGCTTTCGCCGGTTCCTTTTTCTCGAATCGCGCTTCCAAATTCCCAATTTTCACCAATGCCGTAATCGTAGACATTTCAGAAAGTTTTTGTGCAAATTCAGGATTTTCGGCTAAGTAATAGAGCACCTGCGGCCCTACATCACTTTCTAATATTGCATCCCGCACTTGGTCGCTAACTGCGACATTGCTTGATGAAACAATATCCTCGAAATCCGGTAAATCTGCCTTCACCGCGGTGATTTTGTCAGACCACTGTTTTAAAGTTTGCTGACGTTCAGTCGCGGCTTTCTTTTCTGCATCCTGTCGATCACGATCATTTAGTGCTTTTTCAGCGGAGAATTCAGCCAGTGCGCGTGCATACTCAAACGCATCAGTGAATTGCTCTGGTTTCGGTTCAGCATCGGCAGCCTTTTGTGGCGTTGCTTTTTGCTCATATTCCCGCAACCTTGCTTCGGCGCTTTCGCGTGCTGCGCGTTCTTTAAGTGCTTCGGCTTTCGCCTGTTCGCGCTGCTTTACAACCTCGCCAATCCGCTTCTCAATCTTTGGATTTGCTTTCTTTTCCGGTTCTTCTGCTGCGGCCTCTTTTGACTCAGAATCGGCGTCTGCCTCAAGTTCATTCTTACCCGTTTCGGATTCGACAGGCTCCGCGTTGGCGGCCTCAGTAGAATCGTCTTGGGCAGCTAAACCCATTTTCTGTGCATAAAATTCGGCTGCATTCTCGCTTGTTAAAACTGTTGCTGACGCGGACATGGAATCGCTCCAAGAAACTACGCCCAGTGAACCCACTGGTAGGATACTTTTAAACCCTTACAAAAATACTGTCAATTATTGAATAAATGGGCTGGCACCTGCGGATATATCCTCAACCGCAATCTGTGCCGACCGTTGTTGCTCGGCGTTTCTACGCTCGATTTCGTCTTGCAGGCGGCGAGTATCCATGTTGTGCAACAAAAGCTGCACAATGCCTTCGATTTCTGACTTGTTCTGGCTTGTGATTGACCGCGTGTTTTGGTCGTTTACCTTCACTTCGGCCATCGTTTCGGTGTTGTGCGCCCTTGCTGTTACATCCATCAGTTTGCGCTGATTTGCGCCCTTTTCCTGCATTTCCTTGACCGATGCGCCATGCTGAATGTCCATCTTGAGTGCGGCATTCTCTTGTTGCAAATCTAGCATTGCCTTTTTGCTTTGCGCCAGTTGCATCTGAATCTGCGGCGGTATTGGTGATTTGTCGTCGATCTGCGCCAGCGGGTTGTTTGCTGCCAGCCGGTCTGCAATAACCTCGGCACCGGGGAAATCCATGTTTCTAAACACCAAATCACCGGCAATATTGAACAGTTCAGGCTTGCCAGCCAACAGCGGCATCATTGCCTCAACCGCCTGTATGCGCTTGCTGTTGTATCCTGGCCCTGTATCCATCACCACATCGTATTCGCCCACCGTAACGTCGTTCAGCACCTTTACAACGCCCATTTCATCCTGCTGGCGCTCGTTGATCGTCACTAAGTCAGGTTGTCCATCAGCGCCGATAATCCGCATCACGCGCTGCTCGCTGTAAATGTGCGGCGCCAAATCGAGCAGGATTTGCCCTGTTTGCCGAATTGAGCGAGTCAGGTTGTCGTAAAAGTGGAAATTGTTTACATCAATCTGCTGTTGCTGGCCGTTCAATGCTTTGCCAGAGATATTGCCAGGTATGTTGCTTGGATCAAAAATTCCTAGCACCGTTTGCAAATCATCGCTGATGGCTGCGGCTGCGGTCATAATTCCCGTTGGCGGCGGTTCAGGCTGCAATCGGGTCGGCGCTGGAGCTACTCTGCCATCAATGTCTGTCTGCTTGTAACGTAAAACGGGGTTACTAGATATATTCGCCCTTGTCCATTCGTTCTCGTGCCCTTCGTCTTGTCCTTCGGCCAGCAGCCATTTGGCTTTTGGTGCCAGAGCAACCGATTCCGTCATGCTGGTGCGCCAGTAGTTGTACATCCGCTGCGGGTCTTTGGCGAACCGCACCAGACCGTATTTCTTGCGTTTGTCGTTGACGATGAGCTGTGCGCCGTAAACCGGCACAACTGGGATAAACTTTCCCGGCCAATCACGCTCCTCCAGCACTTCCATCGCCGTTACCTTGCACCACTTTATCTGCTTTCTAAAGCTGTCGCGTTCATCCACAATCGTAATGCCCGCCATCGCCATCATTTCAGCGCTTGGCAATTCGTCTTTGAATACCGAAGTCCCATCCGACAGCATCACCAGCTTGGTTTTAACGCGCTGAGTGTAGAAATACTCTGCGATCCTGATGTCCTCTTTGCTCACCCATTCTGCCCAACTGTCGCCGGTAGCGGTCGCTTTAAACTGCCCGCCATCGTCCGCATTGGGATATTGCTTATTGAATACAGCTTTCGGAATCATCGTGGTAATCAAGCACCGCTCTGCGTCGCTGCCATCAGGCTGCGTGCTGTTTGGATCGAAATAGACGGTAAACGGGTTGTCAATCTGCCGAATGTAAATCTCTTGGTCGAATGAATCCTCGCGCACAAAGTCCGTCACGATGCGCCAGTAGCCCCAACCCATACGCACCGCGTAGTCAAACGCAGTGTCGTAAGCAGTGTCGGCGTTGCTGTTGATCTCAATGTGCCGTGTGATGCCCTCAAGCACCTCTGCAACCTTCGCATCGGCTTGCGTGTTAGTAGGATGCACCTTGATTCGCGGTCGCTGCTGGCGTTGCTGGTTCGTCACCTGACGGATGTAGGCATCAAGCTTGTTGATCGTCAGGCATGGTCTGGATTCCAGATTGCGGCTGTTCTGCGTTTCTACCGGCCATTGATCTCCCGCTGCGAACTTCAAGTCCTCCAACGCTTCGCTGCGGTTCGTGCTATCCGCGGTCGAGCACAAGCGCAGGAATTCAATCGCTTCGGTGATTCGTTTATCGTAATCGTCTTGATAGGCCATGTTTTACCTTTTTTAGTTCATCCAACTGCCCATTTGCATTTCTGTTTGCCGCTTGGGTGCTCGTCGTGGTTCGTTGACCATCAGCCCGATATACCTATAAGCGTCTGCGCCGTGGCTGTATCCGTCGTGCAGCGGCATCTTGCTGAACCGGCCATCTTCATCAACATCATACCGATAATGACGCAAGCACGAAATGCCATCTGCGGCGTTCTCGCGGTCAAACCAGCAGTTCGGGAAGATTGTCCTGGCTGCGTTGATGCTGTCCGGTATCGGCGTTCGCGGAATTATCTTAACTTTGTAACCAGCCCCGCGCACAATTTCCTCGATTGACTTACCGTTTGCCGCCAGCGTCTTGTTTTCAGCGTCGTGCGGTAACCACAGCGTGTCGTACATATAACCAAAGGTCTGCATCTGCGACAAGTAATGACTAATGGTTTTCTGGTTGTCCTCCATATACCGAATTAACCGAGTTTCCATGCCGATGAATTGCAGGAACCAGATAGCTGTCGCGTCAGACCAGCCCAAGTCAAAGATTGCATGGACAGGTTTAGACGGGTCATAAGCCACCCGGCAGATTCTGCCTTCCAGCTCGGCCATCTGCATTTCGTTCGCAAAGATGGCACCATCAACCGTCTGCCTGCAAATGCCTTCCCACACGGTGTTATAGGCACCCATGTCGCGGTCTTTGAGTGCATCTTTCTCTATTCTCAACACTTCGGGAAACCACGGATTGTCTGACCAGTTCACTTTTACGGT